AAACGCACTGTGCCGGCGCGTCGAACCATCGGCCGAGGACTGGCCTGCCGTGTCCGAGTACCAGGCGTCATCGTGCCATTGCGCCGTAATACGGCTGGTGCGGTAGTTGGTGCTCAGCGCGAGCTTCTGAATCCGAAACGGCTGCCGCACCAGCCCTTCTTTGGCATAGCTGACGGTGATAATGTCGCCGGGATTGAGCCCGACGCCTTTTACGCTGGTGTCGAACTCAATCTGTGTGTTGCCGGTGATGCTCTTATTGAGGAAGAGCTGGAGCACGCGGGCCGCCTGATCATACTGTGGAATTCCGAGGGCATTAACGGTCTGGCTGACCTCCTGCGCGACACTGGCTACGTCGCTCGAATCCACGACGGAGTAACTGTCCTGCTGGTACTCGTTAAACGCGTCCTGAAACTCCACGCTGTAGCGGTTGGGAGTGTCGGCGATGGCGCGCGACAGCAGCCGTACGCTCGAACTGTCATCCGAATTCCTCAGAATTCCGCTGAAGCCGTTGCCGCCGTCACCGAACTCATAGGCCGCGAAACCGCCGTTGAGGGCCGACGCGCTGTTGCTGCCGGGCGGCAATGCCGGTTGCTGCTGCGCCAGCGAACCTTCCACTTTTAACTGCAGCAGCCCGTTGCCGCCGTAGGTCAGATACAGCCGCGAGGCATTGCGAATACCGCGCACGACATCGCCCGCGCTGCGCCTGGTCTTTAACACCAGGTTGCACTGGAAGCGCGGCGTCTGCACCGCGTTGCCATGCAAGTCCTGTGCGGTAATCGACGCCGCGCAGAACGCCGCCGCTTGAAAGAACGTGGGGGTATCGAACTCCGCCAAGGCCCAACCACTGCGCCGGAGAATGTCGAGAATCACCCACGCGGGGTTGTTCGAAAACACCATCGGGAGCGCCACGCCGGCGCCATCGAACATGCCAATCTCCAGGCCTTCCAGCAGCACGCGAACGCTGGGCAGACTTTTGCCGTCATTAATCCGATTGGGCACCACTAACGACAGGTACGCCATGCTGCCATACGGGTCGCCCAGCGGCCGGCCCTGCGCGTCCGCGAAATCGGAGTTGAAGGCGCCCTGACGGGCGCCGCGGCTCATCACGTTGAACCAGCCGGTTCCGGTCATGTTGCGGCCGCTGACGCCTATCGGAATTTCGATGTCGTTCACCAGCACCTTCAGCACGCCGTGGATGACACCGGCGCCCAGCAGCACCTCCATGCGTGTCAGGTTGCCGTCGTTACGCGCGAAGACAATGCGCGGCTCCAGCCACGCGGTCCCGTAGACCATGGGGACAAAATCGTTATAGCGCGCCTCATTCGCGCTCACTGCTGAAAGGTGGCTGCCGCTCTCTCCCGCGCTGCGCACCGTGATGGTGGAGGGCACGAACTCCTGCCCTCCGAAGCGGGCGGTGGGCCGGGCCGCCGTGTCCGCGCTGAACATGCCGCGCGCGGTACAGTCCGAGCGCGTGAAGCTGCAGGAGGTGAAGGCCGCCGTGCCATTCAGGTTGCCGCTGCCGCCCGCGATATCGGCCGAGTAACCGCAGCGGTAGTACCGCGAAAAGGGTCCTTCGCCGGCGCCGTCAATGGCCTCCAGCCGTTGCGCGGCGGTGCCCGGAAAACTCCACGGGCAGCGCCGCTGGATGCGCACGGTCGGCAGCACCAGCCGCTGCAGCGAGAGGCGGTTCACCGCGCTGACGCGAAACGCCGTCTCGGTGACTAGTTCCGGCGCGTTGACGATGCCTTTGAACAGCGTCGTGGCGTCGGAGGCCGGCACCGCGGCGCGCAAATCGTAGAACAGGAACGACGCGGTTAACTTTGCGCCTTTCCATCCGGTCACTCGTTCCAGTTCGGAAAAATGGGAGTCGGCATTGGCCAGTTCCAGCGTGATCTTGGGAATTCCATCGACTCCCTCGGTCGACGCGGACTGCAGCTCAAACACATTGTGCCTGGCCACCCGCGCGGCATAGCTCACGCCGCTTACCAGTACCGCGTGCGTGCTCCAGTGCTCCAGCGTGCCGTCCGTAAGCTGACAGTCGAACAGCAACAGCGGCGTCTCGGCAAAACTCAGCTCTTTTAATTGAAGGTAGCTTTGCATCGGGTGGGTTCAGGCGCGTGAGATCAAGCGCACCTGGCAGGAGTTCTGGTTGTAATCCGTACGCCTGAATGCGAGTTCATCGGAATCGAAAGCCGTGGCTGGATACAGAGCGCTGATTGCGGCGGTGGCCACATACTGCCCCGCGGCAGGCTGCGCGGTCACCTGAAATCCAAAAATGTCCACCGCATAACCGGCCGCAATGGTCAGGCTGAAGGTGCACGGGCCGGCGCCGCCCGCGATCACGCTGCGCAATGCGATGCGCTGCCACTCCGGCCGCAGCGCGAAGGGTTGTGTGACCGTACTGGCGCCGTCGTTGCGCGTCAGCTGCACCGTACCGCCCGCCGCGCATCGCCCATAGACGCTGAAGCAGGCGGTGGCCGCGCCTGGGAGACTCATGCTCTGCGCGATGGTGAGCGCCGCCGGGCTGGTGTTGGTCAGGGTCGCGGCGCGATTGGTCAGTAGCGGATCCGCCGTGCCGGTCCGCAACGTTAGTAGTGTGTTGCGCACCCACGCTACGTTTTCCAGAGTCTCGCTCTGCACCAGCAGGTTGGCTCCAGGGTCCATGAAGAGAAAGCTGCCGGCGCGGCCTTCATTCTGCTCGAAGAAGGCCGCCAGCGTGGTGGCCTCCACGTCGCTAAGGGCGGCGTAATCCAGTTGCCACCGCAGCCACGATACGCCGCTGTCGGCTAGCGCGTAATAGGTTCCGTCCTCCAGCACGTTGGCGATGCTGCGCTTGCGGCGCGACCGCTGCATCGGAAACTGCGTCAGTGCACCGCTCGATAACTGTGGAAAGAAGCCGCTCATGCATGGTTCTCCAGGATCTCGACTGCTACTCTCGCCTGCATCTCCTTCAGCTCCACGCTCCGGACCTCATCCGCGCCCAGCCGGCAGTTCGGATACACCGCGCCATCCCACGGGTCCGTAAAAGCGAACGACTGCACGGCTCCCTGCTGCGTCACAAAAAACGCATCCAGCTCGGCTTTTTCAACGTCGTCCAACAGGTCCAGTTGCACGCGCCACGCGTGCAGCGGCGCGGCCAGCCCGCGGTATTTCTGCTCGCTGCCGTCCAGGAAGCGAACCACCTGGGTGGCGGTTCGGGCGCGCCGCTCGAGCGGATACTGCGCCACCGCGCCGGTCTGCAACAGCGGAAAAGTCGCCATGGCTAAAGCTCGTTCACCACGTCGTTGATCGAGTGCAGATTCAGCATCGCCTCGCGCACCGCGCCGGCAATGGCAGCGCTGTGGTCCATGAACGAGCGGCTGTCCATGGCCTGCACGTTCACGGTTACGCTGGGCTGTGGAGCCGCCGCTTGTGAGGACGCCGCCCGGGGCATGCCGTACTGGTCGTAAACCGCGGGCCCGGCGCTGCCGCCCGCATCCACCGAGTTCTGGATCGAGAGCGATGGGGGCGCCAGATACCTGGGCAGCACCGGGGAGCTCTTCGGGCCTCCACTGAACAGCCCCACTAGCCCCGAGATCAGCGGCAGCGCGCCGAGTCCACCGCCCAGGAAACTGGAAGCGGTGCTTAGAATACTGCCGGCGGTACTGCCTTTGCTTCGCGATGCCGTGTTTTGCTGCAAGGCTGAGGTATTTTGCGCCACCGCGTCGGCCTGGGCCTGGGTTGCGGCGCGCCACTGATTCAGTTGCTGGGCGGTATCTTTCAGAGTCGCGGCCAACAGATCGTTGGGATTCACCGGCAGCGGTGAACTGGAAGCATTGCCCGCGCCAGCTCCAGACAACGGAAGCAGTCCCGACACATGCGCGCTCAGGTTCGCGTCGCCGCGCGGCAGCAGGCGTTTCGCGTGTTCCGATCTAACTTCTGTGTTCGTCGTTTTCCGCTGCAAGTTGTGCCTCGAGTATCAAAAATGCGTCCAACTTCTTTGCTTCCGTCTCGGCGTATTCCGCCGCGGGGCGCCGCCTCCACAGGGCGAACTCATCGATCCACGCCAGGCTCTGCGATGTAACGTAGGATTTAGGGCACTGCATGCTCACTGTTCGGCGCCTTGCCCACACGGGCGGCCCGCTCTCTTGCGGACTCTCCGCCGGTAACCCAAGCCAGCCGCACCGCCGCTTCTTCTCCAGGCCGGCCTTACGGCAGGTGTCGCAGCTCCAGCCGGCCTGGCTCGAAAGCTGAAATTGAAGTGCGACGATTAGTTTTTTCTTTCTTCCTCGCTCAGGCAGCACGCCTCTTTCACGGCCGCCAGCGCCTCCCGGAACAGATCCTCCGGACCGGCTTCCGCCAACAGCTCGGGCGTGGCGGCCTGTCCGTCGATTTCGAGCCCACTCACGCCGCGCAGTCCCCAGATCAGGTAGATGCGGTCAACGTCGGCGCTCAACAGCCTCGCCTCTACCTCATCCCGCTCGCTGCCGCCGGCTTCCAGGAACTCGATCTTCGGCGCCAGGTCGCGAATGCGCCGTACGAGCTCCAGGCGGCGTCCGAACGACATTCTGGCGATTTCGTAAACGACGCCGGGCTGCGTCTTCGACGCGATCGCGATACTGCTTTCGTAATTCATGGCTCCTCGTCTTCCAGCTATCCGAATGCCAGCACCATCTCGTCGTCGGCCGTGCCTTGTCCGCGCGAGTTCCTGAACCGCCACTGCAGCCGCCGGTCGGAGTCTTCCAACTCGGGCACCTCCGGAATCACACTCTTCAGATAAATTCCCATCAAGCTCCCGGCGGCCTGGCCCAACTGCAACGCGACCCCGATGGGCGAGCGCTGGCGCGCCGATTGGTACAGCTCCGTAGTGGCCGCATCGTCGCGGCTGTATAGATCCAGATCGAGCAGCACCTTACGGTTCCCCGGCACCACGGCTCGGGGTAGAGAACTGCCGAACTCCTTGGCCCGCAGCTCAATGTCGTTATCGAGGCTGATGGTTCCGTCCGTAATGGTCAGGAATTTGGCCGCCGCGTTGCCCAGCCAGACTTGCCCCAGGCTGCCGGGAATGACGCTCGGCAGCGGCCCGCTGAAAGCGGGCTCCACCGGAAATGCACTCAACTGTCCGCTGCCGGACGCGAAGCTCGCGGAGTCCAGCAGGTCTTGCGCCACTCCTTGAAAATCGAATTCGTGGTAATCACTGTTCAACTTCACCGAAAGCTGGTTGATGGCGCCACCGCACAGAATTCGCTGCAGGGCCGTCGCCGGGCTCCAGTAATCGAACACGCTGACGCTCGGCAGCGCCGCCGCCAGCCCATACGTTACCGTCGCCCCAATCGCGGCACCCGCCGTCGGCGTAGTCCCGAACGGCGCGTTCAGCAGCACCGTCAGAGTATCGATCACGGCGCCCACGAATCGAATCTCCCCGTTGAATGTCACGGCCTGGTTCGGCTGCAGCCCATGCGGCGTCGCGAACCCCAGCGTGCCGCCGCTGTTGCTCGCCGCGCTCGACACGCCGCCGGCGTACAACAGCGCCGCGGCTCCCATCGCCGCCTGAATCAATGGCCCATAACTCGGCGCCACGGCTGCGTTCGCGCTCCCCGTCATATAGGTCTTCAGCGTGAAGCTGGTCTCCTGCCGGCCGCCCCAGGGCTGCCCCGCAAAAGTGCGGCTGCCACTCTTGTCCTTGCGATCCGGAATCAGCGGCGTTACTTTCGCCGTCAGCTTCACGGCTGGGATGCGGTTCTGCGCGCTCACCGCCGGCACTTGGCCGTAGCTGCTCTCTAACTGGCAGTACCAGCGATTGGCGTTCGATGCAATGTAAGTTGACATGCGGCCTCTACTCTTTCGTTTATCTGCTGACTTCCACTTCGAATCCAATCTTCGCGATCTGCAGGAAGCCCTGCCCCGCCGCCTTCACCGTCGCGAACGTCACGTCGTAGCCGCCCGCGTAATACGTGCCCTGCTGCCAGTCGCCGCGCGCCAGATCGAGCAATTGGCACACCGCGTCCGCATACGCCTGCAGCCCGTGGTCCATGCCCTCCAGGCGATCCTGCGAGTAGCGCACTTCTACGGTCACGTGCGCGGTCCCGGAGAAAATCCGGAACTTCTCCTTCAGCGCATTGGTCAGCTTGTCGCAATAGATCTGCAACGCCGGGTATTTTGACCGCGCCGTTCGCTCCACCAACTCCGGCCCGCTGTTCGATACAGCAATTGACTGCCGCGCCATATCGCCGCGTGCCCCTTGCGCCCGCGCCAACTCGTTCAACTGCAGATCCGCCCCGCTGGGCGCAGTCAGCAGCGCCAACACCGACGTCGTGACCGCGTTTCCGATACTCGTCATGCGCTATCCTCGCTGCCACATGCGCGGCAGCACCCGCATCAGATTTGGGCTCTGCCCGCCGGCCGGCGCGCGTCCGCCCACTGTGCCGGCTAACCAGGTGAAGCTGATGCCAATCGGCATGGGCGTCGAGTTCAGCAGAGCGAGCGCGCCCGGATCGTTCCCGGCATACGCATTCCACCCCGTGGCGTTCGCCGGCGCCGTGCCCGCCCCAATCACCAGCTCACTGCCGGCCGCCACCGTCAGGTCTGTCACGACCGACGGGAGGCCCTCTTCGCCCGCCGCGTTTAGAAATGACACCGCGGCGTAAAAGTCACCGCCGGCGCCCACGCCCGCAACCGTTGAAAGCTGCGGCGCACCCGCCTGCGGCACCGGGTCCCACACCAGTCCCACGCCCACCTCGATAGTGTCCAGCATGGCTTTACGCGCCAGCTTTTCGAACAGCTGCCACTTCGCCTCGTAACGCGCGTTCAATTGGCTGAAATAGGCATCCCGGTATACTGCGGCCAGGGTCCGGTAGGCGTGCCAGACCTGTAAGGAAGGGGTCACCGCCACGTTGGCCACGGTCAGTTGGGTCTGCCCCCATAGGGGGTTGTACGTCGACCGCCCGCGCTCCAGAAGACTCGCCAGCTCCAGTCCCAACTCGGCCTGGGCCAACGCCAGCTTCTGCGTCAGGTTGATGCCTTCGGTTTGGGCTACCTCCAGGACGGTGCTGTCCTGGGCCGTCATGTCCGCCACCGTGCTGATTGCGCCGTCTGAAAAGAGTGCCATCGGTTCGTTCCCTCAGCGCTGTTCGGGGCTTTTGGGCCGCTTCGCGCTATCCACCGGCACTACCATCACTTGCAAACGGCTGGCGGCCAGCAACTGATCTGCCGCTTGTTTCTTCTCCTCGCACTCCTGCCGGTAGCGCGCCGTGGTCTTGGCGTCGGCCACGTCGGCGCGGCCCTCCGCCACGAGCTGGGCCGCCAGCATTCGTGGCACTTCGGTCAGCACGCCTGGCCTGCCGCCCTCCGGCGTCTCATGACTGACGACCACCGGAAACTCCTCCACGATGGTCCGCTCCACATCGCGCAGCTTTTTGTAGTAAGACCTCAGATCCATTCGGCTCCCTTGCTCTTTGTTAGTGGTTCTCCGCAAAACCGGGCGGATGGCGCTCCCATGCGCGCGCTCCGCCCGAAACCTTCGCTAGCTGTTGACCTGCACCCCAAAGCTGTTGCGCAGGATCGCCGCTCCGTACAACACGTCCACCGTGAACTGCTGCGCCAGCGTGTTCGGCTGGTAGCTCATCGTTACGCGCATCCCGAAGTTGCCCAACTCGGCATATTCGGCAATGGCGCCCGTCCCCGGCAGCGGCTGCGGCAGCCGGCGAATCACCAGGCCGATACCGTTTTTGCAAAATGCCAGGTTGTGCGTGTTCAGCGGCGTGCTACCGGTCTTGGCGACCAGTTGCGACCGGAACACGAAAAAATCCTTGATCTTGCCGAAGCTGCCGTCCACCAGCGCCCGCAGTCCGGCGTCACCCGCCGTCTGGAACTCGCTGAAGCGCGGAATCTGGCGCATCTGCGAATAAGTGTTCGCATCCACCACCAGATACTTCGGTTCGCTCATCGGAACCTTCGCCGTAAACAGCGCCGTCTCGGCGGCGTCGATGGCCGCTTCGTTGATCGCCGTGCCCGCCGTACCCACGGGGGCATTCGCCGTGAACCCCGCGTACAGGTTCAATAGATCGCTCTCGATCCGCTCCGCAATCGCCGCCACTGCCGGTTGCATATAGACCTTCAGAAGGTCCGGCACCGCCAGCACCCGCGTTACGTCGGGAATCTGGAACGTCGCTTCCGCGTGCGTGTTCAGTACAATCTGCGCGTTGCCCAGGTTCGGGTTCTGCGTTTGCACCGTACCGCCTTCCGCGATGTTATTGGCCGTCAGGGTGGGGGGGATCGGCACGTTCACCGTGTCTCCCGCCTGTGCCAGCACCGGCTCGTAGTCCCGGTTCACCAAGTTCCCCATTACAAGGTTGGCCACCAGCGCCGGCAGCGCATCCGCCGCCACCAGCTTTACGATCGCGCTCGCTATATTTGCTGAAGTAATTGCTGCCATTCTGCTCTTTCTTCTCCTTCAACAGGCAAGTGGTTGGAGCCTCCTGCTGTTGCCCCTACACGCCCCGAAGACTCTGGGACGCAACTCGTAAAATCTCTTGTCTGGCTCGCTCCAGATCGTCCTTGCTCATGCCCGGACCGATCTTTTCGACGTCGATGCCCCCGCTCGTCACCGGCGCCTTATGCGCGCCCGTGACTCCCGACCCGCCCGAAATGCGCGCCGGCAAAAACTCCGGATTCTGGGCCACGAAGTCGCTGATGTATTCCCGCAGCGGCACCTCGCCCTGATCTGTCTTCGCCTGCAACCGCCCGTCTTCGCCGCGCACAATGCCGTCCTGCACGGCTTTGTAGGCCAGGTCGATCTTCACCACGCCGTTCTGTTGCAACTCGGCGCGGATTGCCGACCCGCGTTCAGCCTCTTCCGCGATCTTGCGCGCGTGCTTGTTCTCTTCGACCAGCGTGTTCAGCCGGCGTTCCAGCTGTTCCCGCCGCCGCCGCTCCTCCTGCAGCTCCGCCTTGTAGGCCGGCTCCCGCCGCGTGGTGTCCTGCCGCATGTACTCCTGGATGGCCTGCTGCACCACTGCCTGCACGTCCACCTGCATTGAGTTTTCGTTGTGTGAATCGTCCATGTGTCCCCTTAAAGCCCGCCCAGACTGCTGTCGATCTCCTGTGCGATCTGGTTTTTGATCTCCTGCCGCGAATCGCAGAAATATTTCAGTGCGATCTTTTTGAATAACTGCTTCTTCAACGTGGGGCTCTCGATGCCTAGATCCAGCAGCTGCTTAGCGTTCGTTAGCTCCGCGCCGAAGTCTTCGATGTCGAACTCGTTCATCCCCGAGACGTCGATCGTGAGGGTGTCCTGCCGCGCCGTCGCGATACTCACCAGCACCCGCCGCATCAGCTCCTTCACGACGTCGCCGTAAGCCCGCAGAATGTCCTGGGTCACGCCAAAATCCATGCGCTTACTAAACCCCGACTGGCCTGACCCGGACTCGACGCGTCCGCTAGTCTGGTTGGTCAGATAGGACACGCGGTAGATTTCGTCCTTCAGTCGCACCAGGTTTTCCGCCGCGATCTGGAAGACGTTCCCGCTCGGTTCGGCCCACCCGAATTTGTCATCCGGCCCAAGCTGGATGAAGTACGACTCGCCCACAATCTGGTTCCACTCCCGGTCGCTATAGATCACGGGAGAAGCGAACAGGCCCATGGTCAACGCCCAGCCCAGCGCGTTCGACTTATTGAAGTGCTCCATCTGCAGCAGGGCCGTCTTGTTCATCAGCCACAGCCCCTCGCTCAGCTTCAGTTCGAACACCGGCACGCGCTGCTGTGCCGCGAAGCCGTGCCGCCCCTCCGCCACCAGCGCCAGTTGGTTCGAACCGGGCCTTTTGGGCTGCTCATCCTGCTCGTAGATTTGGAAGTTCTCGCGGTCGTAGTAAATCCAGCGCGTCAAACGCCGCCAGCCCGCGTCTTCCACGCGGTCTTGCCGCAGAGTCGACGTGCGCAGCACCATCCACTCCAGCGCGCCGCCGTCGTCATAGCACCAGTTGATGACTTCTTCGGGCGAGTACTCCGTCAGAAAGGCGCGCGAATGGCCCATGGCGTCTTCTTCCGCCCGCGTCGCCACCGGCCCGTTCACCCGCGGAAAATCCACCACCAGAAAGGACCGTCCGCACACCAGCGCCTGGCTCAACTGCCGCCGGAAGAACTCCGTCAGGCTGGTGCCCTTCAAATCGCAGTCGGTCACCAACTCGGCGAAAAACTGCCGCCCCGGATCGTCGTTCCCGTCGAACTGCAGCAGCGGCTCCCGCCGCATCAGCGTCGCCGAATACCAGTCGATAATCGAGCCGATATAGTTTTCGTAGAATACGCGGGCCAGGCGCTCCAGATACACGTCACCCGGCTCTTTGTGCCGCCGCACCAGGTATTCCGCCGCATTGGCCCGCAGCCGCTCGCCGCCCGCGTACAGGTCCTGGTAGCGCTTCCACAATCTACGGCTGGCCTGAAACTCCGGATGCTCCCGGTCGATCTGCCGAATCGTCAAATGCCTCTCCTCGCTTTTTTCCGCGCCATCAGAACAGGGGATTCCCACGCGGCCCGATGGGGCGGTTCACCCGGTATTCCTGCCAGACCAGGTAACCTAGTGCGTCGGTCAGGTGGGTGCGCGCGTGGTCTTTGTCTTTGTCCACAACCATCGTGTCCGGCTTGTAACTCACCTGCTCGAAATCCTTAATCAACTCGCGGCAGCGCGTATCCATCACCATTTCTACGCGCCCCTCGCTGTTCTTTAACTTGGCGTTCATCAGGCTCACCCGGTCCCGCACCGACGGGTTGCTGCGTGGCACTTTCAACAGCACCCGACCGTCGTAAAACTCGCTGAAGTAGTTCTGCACGATCTCGTAGTCCGAAGAGCCCGTTGTTTGCATGTGCTGCCCTGCCGCGTCGCCATAAATCGTCAGGTTCCGCTGATGTTTCCCATAACGGCTACAGAACTCCTGGCACGCCTGGAGCGTCGTGGACCGCCGCAGCACAATCTCATCCACTACCCGAATGCCGTCCGACTGCTGCACCACCACCGAGCTCATGGGGTCCACGTTAAAGTCGAGCGCCCACAGCAGCGGCAACGCCGCATCGCACAGCACCGAGGTCACGTGATCGAGCCGATCGAATGCCTGGTACACCCGGCCGCCCTGTGCATTCAGGTACTCGCCCATCACCTCCTGCTGGTAGAAGTTCTCGTCGTAGCTGTGTTTCAGGCGGTCGTAGAAATCCGGAATCTGATCCAGCAGATAACAGTTCTCTCGCGGCCTGGCCAGTATCGCCCGGTAGTCCTTTGGCGTGTCTTCGATGAAGCGCCGATAGACCCAGTCGTAGCCCTTCGGAGTCCACACCGCGAAGCCCGAAAGGCGTGTCGCCTGCGGATCCCGCAACCTGCCCTCCAGACGCATCCACGCAGCTTCCTGCGTATAGGTCAACTCATCCACGCCAAACCAGGCCAGGTTAGTGCCGCGCAACCGCTCGAAGTCATCCAGCGAACGGAACAGAATCCGTGAACCGGTGTCCCGCATCGTCAATACATTTTCGGAACGGTTGAAATCAAATGGAATGTGGTTGCGTTCCAATACCTCAAACAGCGCCGCCTGCGTTGAATCTCGCAGCATCGGAAACGTCGGCGCGCCTATCAGCCCCATGCGCCCGGGGTTTTGATAACTGAGCCGGATCGCCTCCTGACACAGCGCCTGACTTTTACCCGACCCGATGGGTCCCGAAAATCCCTTGAATCTCTCGTCGCATCCGTGAAATAGTCTCTGTGAAGGTAGGGGAACGTAAACTATTTCTCGTTCTTCTCGACCCAT